AGTGTAATCAGCCCACGGTTCCCCACCTAACGTCAGAGGCCCGTAGAAGCGATCTCCCGGCAGTCCTACATTAGGTAGGTCATTGATCATGTTGTCAGCTGAAGCCGCCCAGACGGGCTTCTGCGGCCCCTGACGAGGATTCAGTGACATGACCACCAGATCGGACAGCTTCAAAGGATACCTGTCCATGTCGCTCAGGCTGGCATCCAGCATGAACTGGAGAGCAAATCCGGTTCGTCCATAAGACGCTTCACGCTCCATCAGGTCCTCAGAGTCAAATCTCTTTGGATCAGTAGGCTGGGAAACGATATCTGGGTCTTGTTCGATCTCTTCAGTGATCTTTGGAGCCAACCAGTCGCCATATCCTTTTCTTTGGGAAGCGGTGGGGTATCTCGAAGGCCAGATTCGGGGGATAAACCCACGTTCTGGGAGAACCGAATACAAGCTGGATTCCGTTTGAGGAGTCCCCAGCACCACGATGTTTCCATCAGGCTTCAGGACTGCATCAAATTCCTTAATGGCCTCACTCAGCTTGTCCCTCATGGTCTGAGTAGCTGAGTTATTCAAACTTTCGATGTCATCTGCCACAATAAGATCGGCTCGGGACCCCGTGATCTGGCTAGTGATGCCCTTTGAGACCACCGAAGGAGCATGTGAGGCCGGAGCAGGGCCTACATCAAAGGCGATCTTACTGTTCCTCTGGTTCTCATTAGGTATCAGGTGGTTCAGCATTGGCATCTCAGAGATAAGACGCAGGGTAAAGGTGCTAAAGTCGTCTGAACGCTGTTTAGAAGCAGATACCACCAAGATATTCTTACTGGGGTCCAGTAGAAGCTGGTGGCACACATAGGCACTGGTGATCCAAGACTTGCCGACCCCACGGAACGCCTGAATCACTCTACGTTTCGGGCCGTTCTGTAGGAACTCTGCAATGTCATATTGAATAGGAGTAGGATCTGGCAGACCAAGGTGGTCCCAAGCCAGATATAGGAAGTTCCTGAAGTCTTTAATTGCTTCTGGAATCATGCAGCATCTACATCAAACGGCAAGGAGTCCACCAGATTCTTCAGAGGCTCGCTCTGTCCGGGGGTTGCATCAATGCCGTTGTCTTTAAGGAACGCCCTAGCCACGCTTAGTTCCGCAGCAGTTGCATCACCGCTTTGGATTTTGCGAAGTAGGTCGTCAGCTACCGCATTAAACAAGTCTTGCAGAATCTTATCCGCCATACTTACCTCCAATGATGTTTACAACAAACGCTCCCATAGCCCCTAGAACGGCTGCGGCCCCTAGCATCCAAGCCTTGGACTGCTCTAGATCTCTGAGGCGTTTGTCGTGCATCGCTAGTTCTTCGTCGTGAACAGCCTGTCGGGTCATTAAGGCGTCCACCTTGCCCTCCAGTCGCCCTAGTGCGATCAAGATTTCTTTATCCATTACTCACTAGACTCCTGACCAATCAACGATTGTGGCTGTTTTTGTGGTTCCCGCAGCTCCACTTGTGAACGCAGTAGGGACGTTGACACTGCATGAGGCATCCCAGTTTGTCCTGCTGGAAACTTCAATAGCAGTATTACCTGCCGTCCCTCCTGTGCCTTGCGTCAGCAGAACCTGAGTTCCTCCGGGGTTAGATGCAACAATATCTAACGCCGATTGTGCATTGATCTTGGCGATCAAATCCGCACAAGTTCCCGCAGCACCTCCGCCTGCTCCTGCAATTCCGTTTAGAAGAACCACAGTTGCCCCATAGGTAAAGGCGGAAGGCACATTGACACTGGTGCAGGTATTCCAATGCGTGGCATTATTCAAAGTAATCGTTGTATTGCCGCCAGTTCCTGTGGTTCCTTGTTTCAAAAGAACCTGACCTGTTCCGGGGTTAGTCGCAACGATATCCAAGGAAGACTGAGCGTTGATCTTTGCGACAAGGTCTGCGGCAGTTCCTGTGGCTCCTCCACCAGCTGCGGCAATTCCATTAACAGCGATATTTGGCGAAGCTACTCCGTTGTTTTCGTTATCAATTTCAAATGTAACTGAGGTTCCATCACTGTCTACCAAGGTGATTGTAGAGCCTTCATTTGGCTTGTCTGAAAAAGTAAAGGTTGCTTTGGCAGGCGCAGCCCCATTGTTTTCATTATCAATTTCAAAGATTACCGAAGTTCCATCGCTGTCGATGATGGTGATCCTTTCTTCCTCATTCGGCTTATCTGAAAAAGCAAATGTGGCTGTGGCTGCTGTGCCGGGACCTGTCAACTTGATCATAAAGTCCCCAGCGTCTCCGGCCCCTGTCCCATCACTCATCCACATAACCGCGTTCAGGTCTGTGGGATTCGATGGATCTGCTGATTGTGCTTTCCAACTCACAGTATTGAGTTCAGTCACATAAGCCGCTGGAATTGCGCCTCCTGCTGTCAGGGACAACAACTTTCCAGAGTTTGAACTACTGGTTACTGAGGCTGTTGGGTCCGCTTTTTCCGTTGTTTTAACCAATCCCGTAGAGATCAGTGAGTTTAGTTTGGTTACCATTTAAATTCTCCGTTTTAGAAACTCAGCCTACAAGGAAGCCGGTGAATATAGATCCGAATGCAGTATGCAACTTAGGATTCCCTGTCATCCCAGACTTCGACAGAATTATGTCGAAAACAAGTTCGTCTTTAGCAGCATCTTCGGCTGATATTTGATACACAACAATTCCAGAATGTCTGTAGTAGTCGATCTGCTGGGTACCAAGCTGGCTGCCGCCTGCAAAGACTCCTCCAATACCGTCTTCTGTTTTGTTTCCTAGAATTTTAGTAACCATGTTTGCGCTTCCAAACACTTCTTCGCTTGCTGTTGTAGTCCAAGAGTCAGCCGCGTTTACTGAAGCAGAAGCTGTGTTAAGAACCATATTCATAATAGTGCCATAACCCGCAATGTTTTCTACAGGAATTTCGTAAACCATTACTAAGTGATCGCCCTCTGCATAATTGGACGTTTCTTTTACCAGTTTTAACTGGCGACCGGCAAACGTCCACCTCCCAATTACGCTTTCAGACACATCATCAAGGCCGGTCCTATCGACTATAGCTTTAAGTCCTTTAAAACTCTGACCACTTAGTTGTAGACCTCCTACAGCATTTAATACTCCACTGAATGTTGTGGTCCCCGCAAAGGACGCATCTCCCGTTACGGTTACAGTACCTGTACCGCCAGCGACTGATCCTTTATCGACCTTCAGAATATCGTTATTATCATCGTAGTTTCTTACAGCAACACTGCTGGTAACTTTGAGATCCCCCTCCTTACTGGAGACTTCAGGGATTTCCAACTTACCCGCTTCGGTAATCTTACCGATGGTGGTGTCATCGTGATCCAGAAGACGCACAAGGTCACCGGCAGCATCGGAACTTCTATTCTTGACTTTAAGAGCGTGCGAATCAGCGGAATCGGTTTCCTGTTTAAAGGGAATCAGAAGTTCGTTCCGCGTCACTCCCCAGTTCCTAAGGTTAACAGTGACATTGTTATCTAGCTCTGATTGAGCATCAATCAACTTCAGAGTGTAGGTTCCACTGGACTCAGTAACGCTGTAAGCATTATCAGGGTCTTGAAGGACCCCTCCAACTTCAACTAGATACAAGTTATCGTTAGCAGATGTAGGAACCGGATCAGTCAAAGTCCTAGTTAGGTCGTTGCCGCTAGTAGTCCAACCCCCATCGTTTAGATTGAAACTCCAGTTCTGAGGAATTCCACCACCAACAACAACCAAATTATCAACATAGTCTTTAGTTGCGGCATCATTAGCGTTCGTTGCTGCCCCTACGTTCTTAATGACCTTACCACCGGCATCCAACTTTCCATCGGTATCTGTTGGAATGGATCCCAGACCGCCATCAATCTGCTCTTGGATACCAAACAGCACCTGTTTAAATGATGTATTTAAATCGCTGGCTTTTAGAACCGATCCATCTGAAAACACTCGCTCTGGTGAAGAGACTCCGGTAGTACGCCCAATTCGGACCAAACTAGAGGCAACAATCCCGTAGGTTGTTGATGGGTTAGAGATGACAACCTTAAGGGCTGGGTCGGTAGTCACTGTTATATCTGAAGCAGCAACATTAGTTTTGGTTTCTCCGTTGGTTACTGTTACATAAAAATCTGCCGTAGACACATAATCCAACACAAGGTTGTCAAATGTTCCGGCAATTTGGTCTGATGTCAGATCATCGGCTACTCCGAAGTCTGTATAGCTATCTGCCATTTCTATCTCCTGATTCTTTCAGATTCGGCTAAGTTGCTACGGTTGATCATTTGATTGACCGTTTGATCGACACCGGGGATCTTCAAGAACCACAAGATTCTCATTAGATCTTTAGCGTCACGTTTGGTGTAAGGGGAGTCTCCAAGAGCCTCTAAAGCTGTCTCAACTTTCTTAATCATGCCCCACGGAACAGCACCCTCTACGACGTTAATGCCTAACCCGGTTGTTCTCATGTTTGAGGTAAACACCGGATCAAATCCCATTATTTTAGCAGCGGGATCTACCAACATTGGCAGAATAGTTGAGTAACTAGACCTCATAAATCCTGATTTTAATGCGATCTCCCATCCAGAGTTTTCTAAGAGGTACGCTTCTCTTTCATTTTCTGGTTTTGTCAACGCCCGTCCGTAAGTTAGCAACTGGAATCCCAAGTATCCAAGACCTGCTGATCCAATAACATTCACAGCTTCAGAAGCGTCTGCTCTAGAAATACCAGCAGCAAGTTGTTTAGCTCTAGAAGCCACAGCAAATACTCGATACTGAGTCAGCAGCTTTCCTATGAGGCTTGTACTCATCCATAAAGGAAGCTCGCCCATTCCCTGCCTTTGAACCGTACTGTCTACGCCTCTTCGGATTGCCATAGCCAGCATGTCGTAGGCTTGTTGGTCTTTGACCTTAGTAAAGTCAACGTCCATTACTTTGTATGGACCCAGAAGCCCTTTCTTTACTTGGATAACATCAGGGTCCTGAAGAGCTTTAATAACTCGATCCAGCTCGTTGTCATTGAGTCCCATCTGTTTCAAGCGGGTCCGACTCTTACGCCACCAAGTGTCCACCAACGCAGGCTTCCCGTCCTTCAGCTTGTACGCTTCGTTGACAAAGTTCTGGAAGTGAGCCTTGGTAGCCCATCGTCGCAGGAACGTATCCATTGGCATAATTGCAAGAGGATTTAGCAGGGACACCATTCGACCCTTCTCAAGGAAGTACTCAATATGGTTCTGCTTTAAACTCTTGTCGTATCCCATGTCATCAAGACGACGCATCAGGTGTTCGCCAATGTGGTAGTCAGCACCAACTGCCATGAACGACTCAAGCTCTGCGGCCACTTTGTCGGTAAGACGGCCATCAGATCCTCTGAGTCCTTTTTCTTTCCTAAGGCCCATCAAGAACGTCTCAGGAATAGCTTTCAAATTAAACGACTGGGATGCAGCGGTCAGGCTGGATCGCATCAACACGGACGCAACTTCAGCAAGCTGGGCAAGGCCTAGCATTTGTCCCATTGTTCCTTGGGCAAACGCTTGCATTGCCATAGCCCATCTAACAGCAGTTTCTCCGGCTTCCCAAAGGGGCTGGCCGGTGGCTCTTCGGAATGTCGCTAGAGCTGTAGTTTCAATGAAATCAAGTTCTTTATCAGTGATGTCTGGAGACTCTTTCTTAGCCGCTGTTCTT